ATAAGCGCCCGAATGCAATTGAAAATACATCTTCTTTTAGATCAGAATAAGAAAGTGTCCTTAGATCTATGCCTGTTTTATCTTTAAACGGTTTAAGAAATTTAAAAATAGAACTATTTGGATCTTGAAGTTTTTTCTGAACTTCATTAAACGCTACTCTATCTACTTGAGCCACGCCAAATCTTCCTTTGCCATCTGCAGACATATTATAAGTGTTTGGATTTTTACCTAAGTTAGATTCTTGGTTAACGACTCTTTGCATAAATGTAATTGCATTTGCGTCATCGCCAAGGATCTCGCCTACAAAACTTATTTTATCTTCCACAGCTTCAGGCACAGCCACAGTTTCAGGAATTACGACAGGAGCTTTTGGATCAGCTAGAAGAGAAGGAACTGCATCAGCAGCCAATGAAACAACTGCCGGTGCTGCCGTAGCAAGGCCAACTACTTTTCGTGCTTTAGCGGAATCAAATTCTTCTTGTTTTCTTTTAAGAGTACCGGCAGGGCTTGGTACTGTGCTTTTTTTGGTCGTATAAAACCTATTTTTTGTTTGTTTTTTTATCCAATCAAACACTGGTTTTTTAAACTTCCACGCAGCTCGACCTGCCATAATACCTGCTTGGCCTACTCTTATACCTATATTAGTTAATGCGCCAGGAGGCGTAAATGCCAAAGCTATTCCTCCTGCTGCAATAGCCGCATTTACTAATTGTGGGTTGTCTCCTATCCATTGCCATACGTCACTATCACTGTCTTTATCTGGATCACTAGTAACTGTCGCAGTGTCTTCAGCGGCAGATTGTTTTCTTAGTTCGTCTTCTTGTGCTTCTAACAACTGACTAACTATATTTATTTGTTCATCTGATGGAATTGAACTTAAATTTTGATCAGCTAGAAAGGTTGCTACGTTGTGAAAATGTGTAACCGAATCTCGTATTTGTTCTGAAAACATATCTTGTCGGTTTGTAAAAGTTACAAAGTTTTGTTGCATTCGTTTTCGTTGGTTGTTTGATGCATTTAAATAGGACTTAACTAGATCTTTGCCATTAGCACCTAACATCCTAGAAATATCTTTATCTGTAATACGTGCATCTTGTTGAACATCTAACATAGCATTTAAAGTTGCATAAGGAGACATTACTCCTGCACCATCTTGGAATGAGTTTAATCCGCGTGAATTGTAGTCTGTTAAAAACATACGCAAGGCTACTTTATTTGCAGCGTCTTCTTGCATACCTGTTTCCAATTGGATTATTCTTGCGGCTGCTCCCATTCTTGAAAGTAGCCCCTCTGTAAGAGCTTTTGTTTCGTTAGCTATTGCAGTTTGATTAACAGAACCAGCCTCAAATTTAGAGTTTACTATTTCTTGAATTTTTTCGTTTATCTCTGTTCTTATGTTTGCAGGTATTTCTTTATTGTATACCTGAAAATAATGTTTTTTCATTTCCTCATCATTAAGAACTGTAGATACTGCTGAATCAAAACTTCTTTTTTGTTGGACATTAAAAGATGTTTGAATCTCGCCAGTAGGATTACCATTTCTATCATAATAAAATATAAAATTTCTATAGTCGCCTGTTTCTCTATCATAAGTCCTTGCTGCTTTGAAGTGTCTTTCTACCGGATCATTGCCAAAAATATCAGAAGGAACCGTTTCTGATTTTAGTTCCCCAAGTAATTCCACAGCCGGGTTTCTAATATTTTTGGGCAGTATTTCTTCAAGACTTTTAGCAACTACTTCATCGCCTGTTTCTTGGTACAGCTTTTGATAATTAACTAAACGCTCAGCAGTTCCAAAAATTCTTTTGGCACGTTGGCTAATTTGTTGTCTAGGCGTTAAGCCTAGAAAATTAGTAATGCCTCGCGTAAGACCTTTAGAAAGAGTATCAGGAGTATGTTTTTTAATTTCATTTAAGTAAACGTCTTGTCCTTCTTCAATGCCCCCTCTAGAACTTAAGTATTCGTTTGTTAAGGTTAAACGTTTTTCATGCGCTTCGCGTAGCTCCTCACCAATATCCATCCCTAGAGACTGCAAGGTTTCTGTAAATTGATTTTCGCTATATGTTCCTTTTGCTCCAAATTGTTTTTGTACGTCTGCCCTAGCTCTGTCTTCGCCTTGTTTGTTAAAATAAGCGCGATAACCTCCCTCAAACTTACGGGCTTGTTCTTCTTCTTCCGTTGTTGACTTAGCTAACTTATAAGCATTTCGAGTTGTTAAAACTTTAAGCGCATTTTCTTCAGTGTTTAAGAACGCATCTGCTTTATTTTGAAAAAAAGCATCACCAACGCCAACTGCTAAAGGCGTAACTAACTTAAAAAGATCTTCGCGGTCTTGCTCCCTTTTTTGTCTTTTAAAAAACTCTTCTTCTTTTGCTTGGTTACTAAGGCGTACATCTTTTAAAACTCTTGCGCCAAAGTCAGACGAGCTTTCTTTTTTAGTTGTTGTAAGATTTTCTGGATTAAGAGCCATAATCTATCTTCCTTCCTGTGGTCGTGCCATAAGGCTAGTCGGTTGAGGCTGAGTCGGTAACGCTTCTGGTTCAGGTTCAGGAACATTATCTAAATTAACTTCAGGCAATGCCGACAAGCTCGCTTTCATTTCTGACGTTATAATTCCTTTTGGAACTTTTCCAGCATTTACATTTTTTTTCATTTGTTTTAATTGTTCTTCTTCAAACTCTGTGCTTACTGTGTTTTCTTCTTCCTCTTCGTCTTCTACTTCACCTCGATAAAAAACTGGATCAATATCTAAACGTTCAGCCAGCGCAAGGAACATATAAGCTAACGGTTCAATAAGCATTAACTGAAGGTCAGGATTAAACGTTCCTTTTTGGAATTCTGTCTTTAAAACTAACTGCACTAAATCCATAATAGGTTGTCCATCAGCCAAAGCTTCCATTGCTGGAATGTAAACTTCAGGCGCAGTTATTGTTTCCCATAAGTAGAGAGAAGCTGAAGGCAGTTCTGTTAGTTTAGGAGCTTGTTCAAACGGAGCCGGATTATCTGGATCGTTAGTTAGTGACTCACCCGCAATAGGGCGACCCATCTGGCCTCTAAATTGTTCAAATTCTTCTTCATCCATTTCTTTTTATCCTATTAAGATACTAATTTAAAGTACTGGTCATATGAATCGAAAGCAGGGCTTCCAAAAACATTACCTGATGCTGCTTTATTTTGATAAGCAGATATTGAACCGACATCCGTACTACCCATTTGCGCTTGGTTTAAAGCATACGTGTTTTCGGGTATCGGTGAAGCAACAAATTGATATTGATTTACAGTTTGGTCTGGCGCACGATTTAAAGCTGCTTTCGCTGCTGCCGCCGGTAAACCTGTTACAGTGCTTGTAAGGTTATCAACAAACTGACCTGGCACATCTGCAAGTTTTTGCGGTGCTTCTAAAATAGAAGTTTTTACTGTTTTTGGTATGTCTTTAATGTTTTGTCCTATTTGTTGGAAGAAGCCCGGCTTAGAAGGTGGAGCTTGTACTTGAAAGTCTTTAAACAAGTTTATATCTGGAGCTTTAACAAATTGTTCTGGAGTTATGTAAGCATTCATATCACCAAATTTATAAGCAATTGCGTCTTTTGTTTGATTAGTAGAAAAATAAGTTTTAAAGTAATCGCTATTTACAAATTTGTCAATGTCTAGCTCAGCTTGATCCGGTTTTCCTAAAAGACTTTGTGGTGGAGGTGGAGGTGTACCACTCGTTTTAACCAGTTGTCCTTGTTGATCTTGAACTGTCATTCTGGCTGCTGTTCTTTCAGCTTCTCGTTTTTGAAATAAATCGTAAGCATCTAGCTCTTTTTGTGAAAACTTTGTAGGGTCTAACACATCACTAGGTTTTCCAGTTGTAGGCGTAAAACCGCCAATATCAGCTTTTGTTTCTAAAAGACTTGTTTGTTTTGGATTCCTTAAATCTAAAACGTTTTGACCGCTTGGTGTTAAACCTAAGTCTGGTTGACCCGTTAAATTTAAATCAGGAGTTACGCCTTGGCTTACAAGGCTTGTTCTTTTTGGAACTTGGAATCCGGCCATTCCAAACTCTGTAGCACCTTTGACCGGATCAATACCTAACGTTTTATTAAAGGCTGCTATAGTATCCGAAGTGTTTTTCATTACACTGTTTTGTACGTTTTTCCAAGCATCAGCCATAGTAGGGGCAGCACTTCGAATGTCAACGCCCGGAATTTTATTTAATGCAACTTTGCTAAACTCGCCTATAAAAGAACTTACGCCTTCTGTAACAGTTTTAAATGCTTTAACTCCAGTTCCTACAAAGTTACTAGCAGCTTGTAGCACACTACCTGCGCCTCGTACAAGAGCTGACTTGCTTGCCATCATGCCTGTAGCTGTACCTAAAGTTCCAGCAGCTTTTGCAGCAGCGGCAGCTTTAGCAGCTTCAGCAGCGGCTTGAGAAGCCGTAGCACCACCAGCAGTTGCTAGAGCAGAAGCTTTAGTAGCAGCCGCAGAAGCACCAGCTTGAGCAGCAGTTTGACCTACCATTTTAGTAAATGCTCCGCCTATGCTCGACATTAACGCATTGCCAATTCCCGGTAAGATAAAAGCCATAGCAATTTGGCCTACGATTCCTATCTTATTCATAAACTTGCCAAATCTTTTAAATTGCTTTTTAATAGCTTTACCTATCTTTTTAAAGACTTTTTTAATGCCTTTACCAATTTTTTTAAAGATTCCCATTATTAATCTCCTGTATCTGGGCTACCCATAAGAGCAGTAACTAAATCCATAAGGCTTTCGTTATTCCCGCCCCGCCCTTTGTAGTTCGCGGCTTCGTTTCCTATAGCGGCTTGTAATAACGCAGCCTTTCTACCTTCTAGGCTTTCATATGCTGACCGTATATATGTTGCTTCATCTCTAAACTGCTGCCAAATTTGAGCTTGTTCAGAAGATGTTAATGCAAAAGCATTCTGAACATTCTGTCTATTAGCTTCGTTAGTTGCAGCAGTTGCAGCAGTATTAGCTTGTCTACGCCATTGAATATTTGATTGTTCAACTGCTTGTGCATTAGCCGCATTCCACTGATCACGTTGTAAATCGGTTTGTTCATTAAACTTCTGAACATCTATATTCATTTGTTCACTAACTTGATTAGCTTGAAACTGCATGTTAGCTTGTGCCAAGGCTCTTTTATTTGCTTCGTTAACATTAAATTGTTCCATAGCGTTAGCTTGAGCAGCATTAAATTGTTCCATCTGCGCTCCCAAACTATTGTTAAACTGATCTGTTTGATTTTGTGACGTAGCGTTAAACTGTCTCGCAGCGTTTTGAGCAGCTTGGTCTGACAGTATCCGTTGTTGACGCATTTGTTGATCTAAAATCGCAGCCTGTTGCATATTACTAACGTTTTGCATATCCATTGACAAAAAGCTTTGAGCATTAGTAATTGCTACTTTTGTTCGTTGATCGACTGCCGCCATGTCTAATGACGCAAGGCTTGTAGCATTTTGCATTGCAGCTTGTTGTTCAGCATTAAAATCTGTTAACGTCATAGATTGCATAAACTTACTATTAGCAACTTCAACCTGTTGTTGTGCGCTATACTTAGTTAAGTCTATGTTAGCGTTAACACTCGCGTTAGTAACGGCTCGTTGTTGATCTACGTTAAGCTGTGCAACTCCCATTGTTTCTGCAATCTTAGCGTTAGTCAGGTTTGTTTGCAGTCTTGCATTAAGGTTTGCAAGTTCTGCTTGTTGTCCCGCGCTTAAGCTTTCTGAGTCTGCTTGGTTTAACGCCGTAAGATTTGCAAGCCTCATTTGCTGCTCATTATTAAGATTAGCAAGTTTCATTTGCTGTTCAAAACCAGCATTTTTAGAAATAAAGTCAGCAGCTACTTGCATTTCAGCCATTCGTTCTTGCTGAACTGCTGACATGTTTTCTGATTCAAAAGCGTTCATGTATTGCAAGTTAGCAAGTTCTATTTGTTGCTCATTGCCTAAACTTTGAGCTGCCATTGCTTGAGTATTTTGTGCGTCTATTTGAGCAGCTTGTTGACGATTAGCTAAGTTTTGTAAATTTGCTTGCTGTTGTAGCTGCTCTGTTGTCATTACAGCGTCTTGAGTAAACTGACTCTGTAAGGTTCTCATTTGCTGCGCCATTTGAGCTGTTTGAGAACCCGCTGTTTGGCGATTACCTAAGTTAGTCATGCGTAGTTGCATACTTTGTGTTGCTTGAGCCATCGCAGCTTGTTGCCGGTTACTTAAGTTTTGAGCTGCTGTAGCTTGAAGAGCTTGAGCATTACTTTGTGCGATTGGCATTGCAGTCGTGATAATTGCATTAAACAAAGCATCTCTACCAACTGTCGAAGCTGATAAACCTCGTTGAGCTAACATAGCGTCAACTTGTCGCACTGCCGGTCGCGCCCATGCTGGAGTTATACCTTCATCCATACCAGCAAGAAGTGTTTCCATTTGTGACGATACTAACGCTTCGGTCGGTAATGCCGCAATTGCAGCTCTAACTTCTACAGGCTGTTCGTCTACGACCGCTGTAAATTCTGCAGGATCTTCAACAACAGCGGCTGCAACCTCATCTGGGATGTTGCCTATTTGTGCAACCATTGATTGAGCATCGGCTGTAGCTGCTTTACCTGTTACAGTTCGACGTTGTGCTGCTTCGAATCCGGCTGTGTCAATTATTTGAGCTTCTTGACTTGTAGCCGCAGTATCTACTGTGCCTGTTCGTCCAAGTTGTTTTGCTTCTTCAGTAGGAGTTACACCAACGCCTCGTCGAAAATCTACTTGACCAACAAGGGATTCGTCAGAAGCTGTTAAATCTTGAGCGTCTTCTTGCATAGCTTCGAGTTCTTGCGCGGCATCTCTATCACCTGCTGCAGCTCGTTCAGTAAGTTCTCGAATTTCATCGGGGTCTGCTATAGCTTTTTCTTGAACGCGACCCCACATACCTTGTGTTCTTGCTAAGTCTCTTGCTCTTGCAGCATTATATGTATTAGCTGTTAAGTCGTCAGGTTGACGAGCTGCTGTAACATCTCCCAACTTATTTCCAACACCAGGTACTTGAACGCCTGACGTTGTAATTTCTTGAGCGTCATCAAGTTGTTGTATATTACGAGGGGTTGTAAGCTGCGCTCTGTCTAAGATTTCTGTAGCCCACTGTCTTTCTCCTGGAGTCTGTTGATTCCAAGGCTTTTGTAGAATTCTTTGCGCTCGTCCAATTTGTATTTCAGTAACATCTCCCAGTGCATCTGTTGCTGTCATTTTTAATGAAGGATCATCTAAGTCTACTGCATCCGGTCTTTTTTGTTCGACGTTTATTGGCCCACGATAAAACTCCCCGTCTTCTGGGGGAGTACCCTCGTTATCATCCTTTTTGTTAGTGTCATCGTCTTTAGGTTTATTATCGTCATTTTCTCTTTTAGGCTGCATTCGTGCTTGACCAGTTTTTTCATCATATACCCATTCCATTTCTTCTTCTGGCTCTTCTTCTTCTTTGGGTTGTGGTTTCGAGTAACGTCCTTCTAGAAAAGAATAAGCGGCTTTAGCTCTTGCTGTTTCGTCTTCTGGGTTAGGAAATCTATTGTAAATACCAATTAAAGCTTGACGTTCATCTTCTTGCAAAGCTCCCCAAGGTACTGGAACTCTTTGATTTCCTGTACCGTCATTAACTCTAATGTTTCTAACTTCTGTACCAGCAGGTACATTCATATCAAAGTTAAAAGGAGATTCGGCATCTGCTGCAGGTTTAGCAGCCGCCGCTGCAGCCCCAGCGCCAGCCCGTGTCGCGGGGGTAGTTGAAGCTGGACGAGCGGTAGAAGCTGCTTGTTGTGCGCCAGCAGAAGCTGCTTGTTGTGTATTAGCCGCTTGGCTTTCAGCTTTTCCAATTATTTCATCTAGTAGTCTTTGTCTTTCTGCTTCGTCAGCTAATCGAGCTTGCTCTGCTAACCTAGCTTGTTCAGCTTGTTGTGCTTGAGCTTCTGCAGCAGCAGCCGCAGCATTTTGAGCGTCAGTAACAACGGCATTCCCTTGAGCATTTCTTTCGTTTTCAAGTCGTAAACGTTCTTGTTCAGCTAGTTGTTGGCTTCGCAACTGTTGTTGTTCAGCCCTAACAGCTTCTTCTTGCGCTCTTTGTCTATTAATTCTATCTTGTTCTTCTTGAGCTGCTCGTCTATTTGCTTCTGCAGCTTCAGCATCTCGTTTTGCTTGCTCTGCCGCTTGTTGAGCAGCTCGATAATTATTTGAAATAGTTTGATTACTTTGAGAAGCTAAGTATTCATCGGCTCTTCTTCGCGCATCTTCAACACTAAAACCAAGATTAATGCCTCCAATATACTTTTTTTTACGCTTAGCTTTTAAAGCCTTTAAAGAACTTTTAGTATTTCGCTGCTGTCTTTTTTTACTCATTATTTTTTCTTCCGATTAATAAGGCTTTTCATTGTGTCTGTTTCGTATATTCGAATGCCTAACCACACAATCGTAAATAAACTTGCCAAAGGCGGCAACCAAGCTGCTAATGACATGATTCCTGTCGATGCAGCTACAACGTCTACAACTTGTTTGCTTTCTTCAGTCATAACTCAAAGTTCTCCAATAATTCAGTTATTTCTATTATTCCATAGTTCAAAAAGAACTTTGATTTTTTCTTTAATTGTTTCTAAATCTGCATGCATTTTTGCTAATACAATTACTAACGTTATAAAACCTAGAATAAAAGGTGCAAGTCCTATAAATAAATCTAGGTTGTTCATTTAAACCTCTATGTTTCCTTTTTAACTAATACTAACTTAGTGTTGGTTTAGTGTCAGGAAAGTCTGAAGTAGAGGGCCAATCTCTTAGCTTAACTCTATAGGCTAGATAATCATCACGTTGAGGATGATCAGGTGTTTGAGCTATCCAATCAGTAGATATAAGTTCATTATCACGCCAATTTCTTGCCATTTCATTTTCAAGACCTGCAGGTACTATTTCAGCAACTTTTTCATAAGAAGCATAATTTGCAGCTACATAAGCTTCTTCTGCATCTATAAAATTTGTATTGCCATCACTATCTGTTACGTTAAACCTAGCCATTAAAGATACTCCAATATTGAAATTACAACCATGCCGACACCACCGATGCCACCAACAGGGTCTGTATTAGAATAAGCAGCGGCTCCACCGCCACCTGCTCCAACACTCCCAGCAGCCCCGTAACAGGCTCCAGAACCAGCCCCTTGACAAGCACCACCGCCACCCCCAAAAAGACCAGCAGTATGATAAGTATTGGTTTGACCAGTAATGTAGCCAGCATAACTGCCAGAGCCTCCTGCTCCTGCGCCAGCGGATTGGGCGTAATATCCGCTTAGGCCAATATGAGCGCAAGCCCCTGTTAAACCCTCAAAAATACTTACATTTGGAGTATCGGATTGCAAAGAACCTCTATAAAAAACAGAGGTATAAAAATTCTCTACTGATCCACTTGTGAAACCTCTAAATTTATAGTCATTTTTATATTCATTACCAATTTGACCTTGTGAAAAAGAGTTTGTAGTGCTGGCTTGGCTTTTGCTTACTCCTTTACCAAACATGCTGCCACCAAAAGCAGTTACGTTAATAGTGTTACCATTACCAGCGGTTGCATCTCCACCTTCTCCACCTACTCCTGCCCCACCTGCGGCAGCAATTTTATCATGGCCTCCTGTAGCACAAGCAGCATCACCGCCCCTATAGCCTATACCCAAAATAGCCGCAGAACCTCCACCACCAGCACCTATATGAAATCCTGAACTTGAAAACGCAGTACAAGCGGCATCACCACCTTCACCGCCAGTAGCGTTAAAAATGTTTCCTCCTGATGCTGTACCTCCAGCCCCGCCAGTTCCTGACGATGCAGAAGTGCCTTGACCGCCTGAACCACCTGATCCATAATTTGCGGTCATTAAAACAGTAGCACTCTCAACTCCAAACGTAGAAGCTCCACCATTTCCACCGCTTGCTGCTCCATCTCCTGATGTTGTGCCAGAACTTCCTGCAGCCCCACAAGTTGCAACATAGCTAGTACCAGAAGATAAAGTTAAAATACTTTTTGCTACTCCTCCAGCACCACCGCCAGCAGCCATAATTGAGTGATTATCTGCATCATTTCGTGTAGCAGCACCACCGCCTCCACCACCTATAACGGTAACAATAGCTCTACAATCAAAGGGGCAAGCCCATGTAGTTGTTGTATTAAATACAAGCTCGTTTATTACTGATTGAGTTTTAGAACCTAAAACTGCCATAAAAATTCTCCTTTAAATTTCAAACCAGCCGGTAGAGCTGTCAACGTACACTAGCTGGACACTATTACCTTCTGGCAGCGTTCCGTCAGCATCTACGCCGTTAATTTTTTGACTACTTGTTCTTGCGATTGTTACCGTGGCTGACCCAACGTTAGCAATAACTATTGAATCTCCCGCTGACCCTGATGGTAAGGTATGAGTTCTCGCTGTCGTATCTTTACAAACGTATTGGCCTTTCGCTACTAAATTAGTGGGGGTAGTCGTAAGAATATCCCAATCGCTATAAGCACCGCCAGCAGCAGCCCAGCTCATTACCCCGCTGCCATTAGTTTGAAGGAACTGACCTGAGTCACCGTCACTACTAGGAAGCGTTAATGTAATATCTGACGTTGAGGCAGGGCCAATAAGAGTAACTTTATTTGTGCCGTTGTCGCTGTCTTCATAAAACTCTACTTTACCAGCGCTTGTTGCACCGTTCTTTAACTGAAGAGTTCCTGTTACTGAAGCATCACCAGTTACGTCTAAACTACCTGTAACGTCTAATTGATCAGCAGACTCATCCCACTCCATGTACTTACCTGAAGTAGCTCCAAAGAACTTAACGTCATATCCCGTATCGTCAACACCTACAGTGACAGTAGCATCAATTTGTACAGCACCATCAATGTCTACAGCATCTAAATTAGTCGTGCCATTTATATCTGCGTTTCCTTCAATATCTAAGGAATCACCATCTATTTCACCTGTAACAGTAATGCTATCAACAAAAGCATCTTTCCAGCGAACACTCGTAGAACCCAAGTCTACATCGCTATCAGATTGAGGGCCAAAGATATTATCAGCTACATATACTTGTTCTACATTAGCCGCATAAAAATGAATTTCATCCGCAGTTTCAAAATCAATTTTAGTTTGGTCGTCCTCACCAATCTTAATATCAGTTGCTAAAAGTGAAGTAATACCCGTCTGTGCTGCATCTACATTTAACGTGTTAGTGCTAAGGCTTACCCCTGTACCAGCCGAAAAAGATGTAGCTGACATCGGTATGTTAGAAAGGGTGTTATTAGACGCATTAATTGTTTTATTAGTTAATGTATCTGTAGATACAAGAGATACTAAAGTAGAGTTAGCACCAGCAGGTAGTAAAAGTTCATTAGTAACTGCTGCTGAGTGAGGCTGTGCTTTTAGTATTTGACCGTGGCTATTATTTTCACAATTAAACTGAATAGCTCCAGAATTAGTATTGCCTTTAACTGTTACATGGCCTGTTCCATTTGGAGCAAGTTCTAAATCCGCATTAGATGTAGTCACAATATCCTGACCATTCATGTCAAGATCTCCACCTAACTGAGGTGAAGTGTCTTCTACAACATTAGAAAGACCAGAAGAAGTAGCTAATCCTGATACTAATGTACTTCTAGTTATTTTCTTTAAACCACCTCCAGAAGTATCTACTGCAAGGAATACGTCATCACTTGCAACTGTAGATATTTCAGACAAAGAACCAACTGCAACTGAATTAAAATTAGTACCATCTGCAACTAATAAATTACCTGAAGTATTAGTACTCATTGTAATGTCATCACCCGTTACAGTGAGATCACCTGCAATAGTTACATTTTGAGAAGCATCAATAGTTAAAGCAGTTGTTCCTCCAGTAGCCATTGTAATTACATCAGAACCGCTAAATGTAATAGAAGTATTACTGTCTGCATCTCCTGCAATGCTATCTAACTGAACAGCACCTACGTTACTTAATGCAGCATCTCCAAAGTCTACTGCTCCCGCAACTGTTAACGTACCTGAAATATCTACGTTACCATTCATGTCAATGGTCGTAGCATTGATTTCTATTTCTGTATCTGAAACTAAATCAAGAACCCCATCAGCACTTTGATGAATGTAAGTTCCTGAGTCT